GGCAGGCGGACGCGATAGCGGACCGCCAGACGGGCGCGGCGATAGCCGCCTATAAATGAATAAGGGTACCTAAAGGACATCAACGGATCATATGGATAAGTCACTACCATTCATCAACACCTTTAGATCGATACGATTGACAAACAACAAGGGATTGGTCTATAATCTAACTTCAATGGTTGCTGAACTATCGATCTTTGAGGATATCTTCTCCAACACCCTATCAGGGGAGCTTGTGATAGCAGACGGTAATGGGGCGTCTGATATCATGAATGTCACGGGGAACGACAAGCTCACGGTAGAGCTGTTTCATGGTGAAGACATCCAAATTCATGAGTTCTATGTCTACGCTACCACCAACAGGATCAGGAACAATAACACTAGTGAGGTCTATAAGCTTCAATTTTGTTCCTTGGAATCCATCCTGAACGAAAACACGCGTCTCTATTCAGCCTTCACGGGGACGAATGCTGAATCAGTCCGTTCCATCTTCAGGAACTATATCGGGTCTTCAAAGACCCTAGGCGTGGAGGAGACTCACGGCCAATTCAAATTTGTCATGCCGTCATGGACACCCTTTGAGGCCATCAACTTCTATGCAGGGCGTTCTGTCAGTGAGGAATCCAAGGGTTCCTTCTTCCTCTTCTATGAAACCATGAGGGGCTTCAATTTCAGGTGTATGGATACCCTGCTTCAAGAGGAACCTGACTACACCTACCATTACTCACCCGTCAGCGGGAACCCAGCAGAAAAGGACATTACGAACATCAGGGAATATGAGGTGGTGTCAATGGGTGATAGCGTCAGGGGCGTGAAGGAGGACTACACTACACTCTGGACCCATGACCTCGTCAGGAAGAAGATCGTCAAGCGTCGTTATGAACCAGAAGGTCTAGAGCAGGCCAATGGGTTTGGAATCGACATGAAAGCCCGTAGGGACGTCTTCGGATCAGAAACAGTCTTCAAGCCAGAGACGCGGAACGTCCACACGCAAACCAAGGACTATACGTATGACGCCATCCAGAACAAGGTGTCCAGCATGCGTCGCTTTGGTAATCAGAAGATCCGATTCCTAGCATTCGGCAACCGCGATCTCCTAGTAGGGAAGACCCTTGACATGAAGTTCCTACAGACACGAGTTATCACTGAAACAAACAAGGAAGACGCTGAAGACAAGACCCTTAGCGGTAAATATCTCATTACAGCCGTGCGTCATATTTTCAAAGCACAGGACTATCACGTATCGGTGGAAGTCGTCAAGAAAGTTTAAGGACAGATTGAAATGCTAGGGAATACCTTCTTTTATGGTGTAGTGGAATCACGGGCCGATCCATTGAAACTGGGGCGGTGCAAGGTCCGTGTCATTGGCGTTCACACTGAAAATACGGCAGTTCTGCCGACCAAAGACCTGCCATGGTGCGTCCCTATGCAACCCATCACGTCAGCAGGTGTTAGCGGCATCGGGGTATCTCCTACAGGTCCAGTAGAAGGGACTTTCGTCGTTGTTATTTTCCGTGATGAAGGAACGTTCCAAGAGCCCCTGATGATCGGAACGCTTTCTGGTATTCCAGAGTCCAAGGATCAAAACCTGAAGGATCGAAACAGCGGCACGGCAGGAACCCGCTATGATGGGGTTCGGGATATCGTAGGGATTGATGTTGAAGAAGGTGTTGATTCTTCTTCAGACAGTCATGGTGATAACCAGACGTCTACTGGAATTGAAAACTCCCCGTTCGGTGGCGGTAACGTTCTACGGCAGGTTGAAGGTGAAGGGAACCGCAAGCAAACCCAAAAGCAGAAACAGTTCTCCCTAGGAGAATACACGTCGGGATCGATCAAGACCCCCGCAAGCGCGGTATCCGATGGCGATTCCACGACTGGCAAGACGTATGGTAAGTACAGCCTGCCTTCATACATGACGGAGAACGGCCCTACTACAAACCGTGCTGCAAATTCCCCAGCACTACGATTTGTCCGTCAGGAATATCCTGAAGAGTTTAAGGGTCTAGTCCCCGCGTCCCGTCAATTCGACACCCAATGGCAAAAGCAGGCGGCTAATGATCCTGTGGGGTTTGAACGGAAACAGCGCGAGTTCCATGCACAGGATACGGTCACCCCCGTGGTCAATGATATGCGGTCTTCTGGTGTAGACCTATCCGACCGTGGCCCAGCAGTCCAAGAGCTTGTTTTCAATACTGTCACCGAATACGGGTCCGCATATCCCATCACAAGAGCATTAGACGGGAAAGAAGTTGCTCTAATGTCCGACGCAGAAATTATCCAAGCGGTGCAGGACAGCAAGATCAAGTACCTCGACGATGATTTCAAAAAGAAAAGCATTGAAGAACGGAACCTGATCAAGAGCAAGGCCACTGCTGACAAAGCAGCTCTAACCGACCTAGCAGGTGACGATGGGAAACTAACGGAAGATGAAGTAAAGGCGATCAAACGGAAAGCACGCGAAGGGCAAGCAATTCCTGCAAGCGGTGTCACCGAACCCATAACCATCGCGTCCAATGATCGCAGCGGCTTCCAAGACCCGTTTGATCTCTACCCGCGTAAGAAATGGCTGAACGAACAGGACACGTCACGGCTTGCACGTAATGAGAAGACGGATCAGACCATCCTACGCGCCAAGGAAGCAACTCTGATCAAGGGTGTAGGAACGGCAGGTGGTGGTTCATGGGACGAACCCAAGAGTCCATATAACGCAAAGTATCCACTGAACCACGTTTATCAATCAGAAAGCGGACACGTACAGGAATGGGACGATAGCCCGAACGCGGAACGCATTCACGTATACCACAGGGCGGGCTCCTTCACTGAATATCATCCAGACGGCACGGTAGTTTTCAAATCGGTCAAAGATCAATTTGAGATTACAGTTAGGAATCGAAACATCTACGTAGGTGGTAATTGCAATATCACGGTAAAGGGTGATGCCAACATCTATAGCCAGGGTTCTCTGAACATGGAAAGCGACGGGGACATGACAATTAAGACTGGCGCTAACCTCTATATCGGTGCCGAAGGGAAAGCCGAGATTGTTTCTAATGCCGACCTTCACCTAGGTTCAAACGGGAACCTACATGAGGGCGCAAAGAACATCATGATGAACTGCTCGTGGTTCCCACAGAACGTAACGGCTGGTGATTATGCAATCGGAAAGATTCGCGTGGAAGTCTTCGATGATGACGAGAACGTGCCAACCGTAGAAGCATTAGATGAAGAGACCGCGTATAAGGCGGCTATCGAATCAGGTGCTATTCAATACGATAAAGCCACCGCACCCACGAAGGGTAAAGGGGGTGAGCTGATCAGTCAGACCAAACAAGATCCTGATATCCAAGACCTGAAGCCGAAAGCAGCCGACACCAAAGAAGTGAAGTGCCATGGTGACGATGCGCTTGGGTCTGATCCATTGAGCACGAATTACAAGCTCGCCGATCTAACGACTAGTCCAGTATTAACCAAGGTGAAATTGAAAGCTCAGGCTGGTCTAACGAAGTGTCAAATCTTTGATAACCTGTCCGAACTGGCCAAGAACGTCCTTGAGCCGATCCGTGCGCGCTATGGTAATAACTTCATCATCACCAGCGCGTTCCGTGATGTGGGTTCTAATGCACGGTCCCAGCATCCAAAGGGCCAAGCGGTGGATATCCAGTTCCCACAGCTACCCGCCGACCAATACGTACACAGGGCAGAGGAGATTAGTAAGATCCTTCCTTCTGGTTATGATCAATTGATCATCGAATATCACGGGCGGAACCCTGTTATCCATATCTCCTATAACAAGGAAGGTAATAGGAAACAGAAGAAGTCAACTCCCGATCTACGCACTTACTTCTCAGGTCTACGTGATAAACAAATGGGCAAGGTGTACGAATGACAGCAGCGGTAACACGGCTAGGTGATCTTTCAACTGGTCATAAAGGTTTCGTTCCAGTTCCAAGCGTACAGGCATCCCCCAACGTCTTTGCCAACTTTCTTCCAGTAGTGAGGCAGGGCGATGCTTATGCAGTTCACTGTACCAAGCATTGTCATCAGGGCGTCCTAGCTTCAGGATCAAGCACGGTCTACGTGAACGGGAAACAAATCGGACGGATCGGGGACAAGATCAGTTGCACCGATCAGGTCGCTTCGGGTTCTAACAACGTCTTTGCTTAATAGGAGGAATGATGGTCTTCCAGCCGATTAAACTGGACGTTGACCTAGTAGCAGATAGGAGGAAAGAGGGCGAGTCTGCTCCTTTGAATCTTGAGATTCCTAAAGAGATTCAAAGGGGCGATATTGTCACCATCCGTATCTTGTACCATGAGGACGGGAACAAATACGAAATATCCGTTTCTCATGGATCATTCACGTATGGTAACGGTCTCATCCTATACACAGCCCCTAGTGATTACTTCGGACCCGTGACACTGACGATCAGGCATAACAACGGTGCGGTGTACGGATATGCCGTATTTGAAGACGGTACCGTATATGACGAAGACGGTGTAATCAGCCAAGCGGATCGCAACGACAGCGGCTTGTCCTTTAAGGGCTTTAACATCACGGCTTCCGTTGTTCCTGCTGAAGATATCACACCACCAGTCCCGACGAACATGGACGGTGGGGTTCCTAATCCAGTAGCTCTACAGGCATACGATATCACGTCATTGTTTGGTGATATCGGTTCCGTATCGCTCACTCCTGCACCGAAGGTAGGAAACGTAGCCGACTACTACCTTCCGTCTGAACAGTCACGAATCCCAGACGCCCAGAAGGGTCTATACCAGACAGAAGATGGGAAATTCAAAACCGTTCCTAGGAACAGTAACGTAACGGAGTCTGGCGGGGATATCTGGGACGGCTATGGGAAAGTAGGCGACGTAGGCGGCTCCCTAACAGTCATCAAGGGCTCCAATATTACAGAACGGATTGATCAATGGGTGTTTGATATCGTCAACAATGAATTGACGGCTATCATGCCTGAAGATATCGTCTCATTCTGTTTGACGCACGCCACATTCACACCTCGTCTGGTGGGCGATCCGAAAGGACATACATTCCTCTGGGAACAGATTAAAGGCGACGACACGGAAATTACTTGGTTGACGCCGAAGAATCAACCCAGCATGACGGTTCAAATCGGTGCAATCAAAACTGACAGGACGTTCCGTTTCTGGATTTCAAAGGGTACGCGGTATGAGAAGCACTACGACGTAACCATATACGGAACCCCGTTTGAAAACATCGTCCATGTTCCACGACCAGTCGGCTATGGTGAAAGCGACAACCATTTAAATATCCACGTACATGATACAGGTCCGATTCTTCTATGGCATCGGAACGTATTCAACAAGGAATTACGGGTGAAGGTCATCCGCAACAATTAATGAGGCTAACCAAATGGCAGTCAAACTAGCAGCAACAGTGCGCACTAAACTAGCAGGGACCATCATCGCAGCTATTGATGCTGGTGGTGCTGCTGGCAAGATCATCATTTACGACGGCACGCAACCCGTCAACCCCGATACCGCAGTAGTCGCACAGAAGGTGCTATCAGAGCACACCCTAAGCTATCCTTGCGGTACGGCTCTAAACGGTGTGCTGACCTTCAGCGCCATTAGTGAGGACCAATACGCTAACGCTTCGGGTACCGCGACGTGGGCTCGCCTACTGGATAGTTCTGGTAAGGCGGGAGCCGACGTATCCGTTTCAGTGGTGGGTGGTAATGGCGACCTGCAAATGAACACGGTTAACATCATCATCAACGGTCCGATTCGGTTCTCGTCCCTACAATGGACGATGCCTGGGGCGTGATGTAGTGGTTTAAATATCCCTGAACGTTCAATCAAGAGGACACGGGGATATGGCAGAAGAAGTGGAAAACGCAATAACAGGGGCGGCCAGAAATGGCTTAGCCCCTGTTGGCGTTTCTAGTGGGCCATCATGCGGCTATATCCCTACGATTCCTGCTGGTGATGCGGTAGAGTTCCAGCTCGGAAACGACGCATATGCAGTCCCTACAGGGAATGACGTCCTCTTTGAGCTGAAATGCGACGTAGCTCTAGAAGAGATTGAAGCTTCTGGATCAATCATAAGCGGGCCTGTTGTTTCAAGTGGTGAAGCTCACCACTACGAAAACATCATTGTCGGCGGTAAACCACATCTAGACAATGGTAGTTTTGAAACGGATATCGTCCACGCTCAAAGCTTCTATGATTCAACGATCAGTGGCGGGGATATCACCACTGACGGCAAGGCAGAGGTCTTCACAGCCGTTAGTGGTAAATGGGAATTTGGCGTCACCTCTACAGGTACCGCAGAATTCTTCCGCGAGGTTAGGGTCGAGCGAATCCAAGCACAAGACCACCTGATTTCTAGTGGTTTTGTAGCAGCTCAGGCATTCATCTCTGGCGACAATCAGCTACAGCAGGTAACGTCCAAGGGTAGAGCCGATACCATCGACTATCCGTTCATCGGTGGGGTGATTGAAACACCCATCACGTCAGACGGTCATGCGGACGTTCTTAATAGCGCCCGTGGGATTGCTTCCGCGCCGTTAGCGATCCAATCAGAAGGCTTAGTAGAAGTCCTATTCAACATCGCGGGTAACGTTCAGACAGGTGATATCAAGTCCGAATCCCAGAGGGTGGAGGTTCTAACCCTGATTGAAGGGCGGATCGGCGGCGATATCAAGTCGAACGGTAAAGCAGAATTCGTAGGAATCCTTGCTATCAATGGTGCCGTAAAGACTGGCGATATCACATCCACTGGTGGAGCTAATCAGGGAAATACGGTAGAGGGCAGGTCTTCGCTATCCATTGAAGGTGAAGGTGCATTAGAGGTCCGATGGTTCGGCATGGTGGAAGAGCATACGTTCTCCACCGACGACATTACTGCTACTGGTAGAGCAGACTTCTACAGTGAAGTCAAGGTAGCGGACGGAACCCTTTCGATTCGTCCTAATACCATTACGGGTAGCGGTCGTGCTGAACATTATCCAGAAGTCCGCGTCACTGGCACGGTTCCTATTATCATCGATTCGGTTGGCTTTGTTGATAACATCAACCTAGTCCGTGGTATTGATGATAAAGGGCAGATTGAATCATCGGGTGAAGCAGAGTTCACCAAACCCAAGGACGGTCTAGAGCTTCGGTATGTTTACGGCTGGATTCGTCACGGCTCCGATAAGATCGCTTCGAACGGTCGAATTGTTGAAGTTGAGAACGTAGAAGGACGATCGCTGATTGGAGATATTACGTCGACCAGTGGCGTCATCTCGTCATATGTTGAGGTCATGGATTCATCCATGCGCTTCAGTGACGGGATCAACTTCATAACGGGGCGCACGGAGTTCGGCTTCGGTGATGAGGAACGGATCGACCAGATATATGAGGTATCCACTTCCCGTTCAATGGATATCCCGCTTATATCGCCCGATCCACGTTATGCGGTTAAGCTCAACACCACAGATTTCAATCTGACGGAGACTGAGCTACGTCGGGGAACGACAGTCTTTGAGTTCATGTTCGACTACGACTACCCTGATATTAAACAGATTAAGGTATGGCTGGAAACGGAGGACGGGCGCTATACGCTGGACACGATGCGCTGGGCTGATAGACGTTTCAATACCAGAGCACCGCATATACTGTCGGCTCCTATCCGTGCGGTTGTACCAGTCCACTGCATCAGCAAGAAGAGTAATCAGTTTGTCCTAGAGCTGGAATTCACGGACGAAGGGCAAGCGCGGTATCATAGACCTAGTGAATCATACCTGATTCCATTCCAAGCGCACTTTGATAATCGGAATCCCTATATCAATATTGCGGACCACGAGGCACTACTAGGATATGGATCGGAGACGACTACACTAATTACAGAAACCGACAGTCTACAGGTCGTCCGATACGTCTATGACGACATGCTGGACGGAGGACCGTATGGTTCTCGCTGCACTACCGTCATGGCAGAATATGATGAGTTGAAACTGTCGACGCTTGTCTATGAGGATGAGTTATGGCCTAGGTTGCATAGCGGAAATACATACCTAAACGTTGAATACGTAGACTTGTCCAACATCAATATCGGCGGATAATATAAAATGAAACTACGCGGTCTAGTTACTTTCGAGTTTGTTAATCAAGAGACGGGGGAGGTGCGCACGGAGAAACGCGAGAACTTCTTCCACAGCGATTATTTCAATAAACTTTTTTACAGCTCGGAAGTTCTCGGCCACGTGGCGATCCTGGGTGCTAATGAAGACATTTTCCCGCGTCAGAATCGTCATAGCGGATACTATCAAGCACCTAACATTCTATTAGGACAAGAGTCTGGCGGTATTCCTTTGAAACGGTTTGTTCCGAAGACAACGGAAAGCCCCGCCTACATCGAGTTCTATAGTATGTTTCTGCCAGACGATAGAACCCGTCTTATTCCAGCTATCGGGATCGTTGAAAACGCAGCATACACACCAGACTATCAGACAGCAATCAACCTGAACCCTCCATGCCTTCAGGAACCTACGGAATACCTGAACATCTACTATCGTGTTATTCTTCAGGAAGACCCGAAGGATACTGAGAATAGTGATTTCATCCGTGAGCTTTTCCTGAAGGAGACCATGGGAAATAAACTGCTATTCAACGGAAATGAGAAGTATTTTTCGGCTTTCCGAATCAAGCAGGACATGGGGAAGAGTGGATGGGTTAACTATCTGACACTGGACGATAGTAAAAAATACACTGGCAAAACGACATATCCGATGTCGCTTAATAACAGCCTCCAATATGCACAGAAGAACGAATATGTACCAGAAGCCGCACCTCGTCAATATGTTCAGATTCCTAATGAGTATCTGAATTCCGTCATCCGAGGTGGTTCTCCCTCTTACCTCTATAACAATTCAAAACTCGGAATCCATCCGTTCAAATTCACACCTGAAAGCTCCTCTGGTATCGGAAACGTCTTTGCCACGAACGCCAAGAGCAATAGCAAATATTTTGACCCTGCTAATTTTCCAGTAGGTTCGGGGAAGATGTTTGCGAGCGGGCAATGGGATGGGAAGGATAAAAAGAACGCATTCCCCAGCCGATTCCAAGTCGTGATTACGAAGACGGCAAAGAATATCGCCGACATGGAATATCGCGTTTACGAGTTCCATGATTCACCTACTGAAGAATGTCCGTTCATTCCGAATACACTAAACGAGCAGCAGTTTAACGACTACAAGAAAGAACAGTTCAGCAAGCCAGAGAACCTCCACCTAGACCATACCAGATACGGTCTATGCGCATATCAGGAAAATCGTAGTCTGATTTTCTTCAATCGGACGGGTATCACCATCTATGATTTCTATAACGGTACGCTAACCCCGTTCGATGCAAACAGCAACCCACCAGTTCCTGTTACAGACCTACGTAATGTCCGTGTTGATATCAAAGGGAATATCTGGATGGCATGTGCTGTCACTGGCCTATGGATGCTGAAGATTGATGAGGCCACGAACACCACAACGCTGAAACAAATCGGGACACCACCAGGCTGCCAGCCGCGTGTGTTTGCAATCGATACGGATAACTTCGGGAACCTGTTTGCTATCTGGTGGGGCCTCGGCCTTCACTATACTTCAGACGAAGGTGATACGTGGGTCAACGCCATTATCAACTATGCGGATTTCTCCGAATATGATCAAGGCGGCCTTGATTCAAAATGGCGGTTTGTTAATCGTCTGGTAGTGAACCCGCACAGGGACGCCAAGGTAGGTAACGCCCAGATTCTGCTACTACAGCGCACGGATGAAAACACTGGTGCTACTAGTGCTGGCTGCTGGTATGATCAGATTTCCGCTACCACGACTGGTATCACGGATAGCAGCTTGCGCACGTCTCTTGCGACGGTGAGAGATAATCCCCATATCGTTAGCCCAATTGTAGTTTCAAAACGGCATGATAAGTGGATTTGGGTTGCCGCCTATTTCAGAAATACAACGAGAACTAGCACGCTGGACGGTCAGTCTCAGACAATGTATTCGGAGCTTAACTACGTGCCGTTCCAGCACAATGCGGCCCCCAGTGCAATGTATGGTTTCCGTGTCTGGAGTCCATATTCATATGAGTCTCTACAAATCATCGAATCATGGAGCGACAGGAAAGCGACCGTTACGGAGAAAGTCGTTATACCGTTCACCGATTCAAACGACGGCATTAATGGCGAAGTCTTCGACGTTGAGCTAGATGAAAGTCTGATCCGCGAACGACAAGATTCAAATAGATCTCGTTCTTCGTCGCAAGGTAACGCGGTCTTCGTCGGGCCTAACAGGATGTTCCATATTGGGTCTGAAACGATGTCTGGAGGTACCACAACACTATCACAGGGCTTCCAGAACGTCATAACAACCACGAACGAAAACCGTGAGGTTGCCGCGACATTCTGGGGATGGGACGGCTCCAAGTGGGAGAAGGATTTCTACGGCTCCAAGAAAGGACACGCGGTCTATGAACCTATAGTGAAGGGGCTATCCGTTGCATGGAAAGATGGTAACGCTGGAACGACATCATTTGTTGCAACAGACAAATACACGGTCACCTGCTTCGACGGGCTTTTCAAGGACAATAGCTCCAAGCTCTATATCCGCGATACAGTCTATATCAAGGGGCGCGAAACTATTAACGAGTTCTCGCCTAGCATCGTTACCCTTATTGATAGAACGGCTCAGGTCGGTCTGCTGGCGAATCCGAATATTAACGTTAGCTGGAATATCGATAATCTTCCATCGACCAAATATGAGGGCTCGCCTGTAGTAACGGATGGCGACGACTATAACAACGTCGTCGCGCTCCTACCGCTGAACGAACAGGATATCAAGGACAAGTCGAACCATAGAGCTACCGCTACCGTGACAGGTTCTATCACAGTCTCGGGTGATAATCAGCTAACCCACCTAGGCGGCGCGAAGGTTGATACCGCGTTCTTCAATGGTAAGAGTGGCTTGACCTTCACTGGGTCGCAGTATGTCATCGGTCAAGAGCAATTTACGATTGAGCTATGGGTTTCGCCTAGTAGCTTCCCTAAGACTTCTCTAAATCAAATCCTTGTAGACCTACGCAACTCTGATAGTAGCGAAGCGGGGTATCTTGGAATCAACAAACTTGGACAGGTTGTCTTCTGGGACGGTACAAGTGAGAAAGGCGGTGTAGGCGCACCTCTCGCCTTGAATCAATGGTCCCATATCGCCCTATCGCGGAAAGTGGGTAATCAATGGGAACTAGCGGTTAATGGTTTTGTACAGTCTTCATGGATTCAGAACATTACGTTCACGACTCCTAAACGTCTAAACGTAGGGAAGCGGTTCGGTCTCTATCAATCATGGGAATCCAGAAACCCTGTTTCTATTGAAGGGCCGATCTCGGGGCGGGAAGCATATAGGGTAGATGTTTCATCCGAGGGAACGCGATACCTCCAAGAGATTGACCTACAGGCGGGCGACTACTGTTTCAGCGTCTACGTGAAAGCTCGTTCTAATGAACGCGATTCAATCACCGTAAACGCGGGAGGGCAGACATTCACGCTTTCCTATAATAAGAACAGCGATACGCTAACTGGTAACGGGTCGAGAGAGCTTCTGGCCGACGACTGGGTGAGATTGGTGATGCCGTTTAATGTCACCGCACCAACCAAAGCCAGACTTTCCATGCAAGGTAGGGGGTTCTCCTGTCCTATACTGAATAATGGACAGAATCCGAAACCCTATGCGGATAGCGGCGAATCGGAAGATCAGCTAATCCCGCTAGAAGCGAACTCGTTTGCGGGTACGTTACATGGGTATCACGGTTACATGTCCGATCTCCGCATCACGGTTTCCAAGAGTCGTTACAACGGGAACCTGTCACTCCCAACGGAACCATTCAAGACCTACAGTAATAACTACGGTGGATGGCGTCTGAAGTTTTCCAATACACACCATCAGGGCGCGATTGTTGGAAAACGGGAACTTGTCGGGAACTGGTCTGTAGTATTCAGCTTCTTTGATGAAAACCTCTTCAAACACAGGAAGCAACGGCCTAGCCTCTTCTTTGGCGTGACCTCGGCGTCCTATATCAGTAACCTAACGGATATCGGTTATCGGATGGGCGCGTCAAGCCAAGACGGAAAGCCCGTTTACCAGACTTGGTTACAGAAATGGGAGGACGGTCAAACCCTAGAAAGCGCCTTCGCGTTCCGTATCAGGAAAGACCTTGCCTCAAACAAGATCATCACTGAATACAAGCCGCGGGTAACTTCTACCGTCTGGGTGAAGCTGGAAGAGGTAACGGACTTCGCGGGTATCCACTACATTGCATTCTGGCAGGAATCACCTGCTTTGGATGACAACGTAGACCCTGTGATAGCTCCAGTGGTGAACGTTGAGTATAACGGCCAAGACTACGTTTCAAAGGTAGGAAGCACACGGGACGCAACGGGAGCATTCCACCGCAAGTTCCTAGCAGTTGATAACTACTATGACACCGACTTCCGCATCCAGCTTGACGGGAAATTGGCGACTAACCATCGCTCAAACTACCAGAACGAAGCCGCGCCTCTAGCAGGTGAAGTATACGTCCACCAGCACGGTTCCGTTAGGTTCCATGCAGCAGACGTAGGGAAGACAATCACTGGTAAGGCTACCACCATCCATGATTAAAGTCTAGAAACGACAAAGCCCCCGAGGGAGAATATCCCAAGGGGGCTTTTTTTATTCTGTTACACCATCAGGAGCTTTCTTGCCACGTGGTTTACTTTCTTCAGGAAACAAGTAACGATGCACCGCCTTGACATCGTAGTTTTTCGTTACTAGTTTATGGAGGGCGTCGGCTTCGAGGTGTAGGACGGAATCGAGCAGGATTAGGAGCTTCTGCTGCTTCCGTTTCAGTGCACCGTAGTAGTCGCTTTCTACCGTGAAATGGTCCAGCTCTTTTAGTGCCTTATCGATGGATTGATACGGGACGTTGTTATCCTTATTCGGGTTCGGACCGATCTCAATGAACGTCATCCGATCAGCACGGCGCATCAGGTCTTCCAACTGGACACGGCGCTTTGCTTTTTCAAAAACGGCTTTGACCGCAGGATAACCTCTAGCGCCTAGTAGATCGATCAGGTCTTGACTGACGCTATCAGAGGTATTGATCAAGTGCTGAGCCGATAGCTTCATATTCACCCTCTTTAACTTTGAATAGGTTGATGTCCTCCATCATGCGGCTCATGCGCTTGGCGATGAAGAATTGATATAGCTTCTGGATATTCCCGTTAGGTTTCTGGGCATAGGCTTCCAGAATAGCAGAACGGATATCATCGGGGATAAACGAGAAGTCGATTAGCTTCTCATTCAGGTCATAGCGTTCCTTGTGGTCACGATAGACCTTGGCAGGATTATCTAGAAACTCTTCCTTGAGCTTCTTGGTGATAGGGAGCTGCCGTTTGCCCGTCATGATTGAATCGACATCAGAACGGACATTAGGAATCCCGTCGGACGCATCACCAGACAGGATCAACTCCTGAAGGTCACGCTTAGGATTATCCGTGTTAATCCATTTCTTCATGATAGGAGAATACTGGGCAATCCCTTCTTTCGTATGGAGCTGCTTATAGTCCTTATCACTGGATAGGATCAGGGTAGGCTTATCCCCGAATTGGGTTGCCAGAACGGCAATGATGTCGTCGGCTTCCGCTTTAGGAACATAGACCGTCTTCCATGGTAGGACTTCCTGCAGCTCGGCGGTAACGGTCTGGGCGATATCGAAGAACATCTCCCAGTCCACCTTATCGTTGGATTCGCGGTCCCGCTTGCGATTGGCCTTGTATCCTTCAAACACGTCACGACGCCAGTAGCCGTCCCGTGAATCGATGGCCAGAACAGGGGTACCGAAACGCTGGGAGAACTGCTTCTTATATGACAGTAGCGTCATGAAGATCATGCCACGGGCAAGGTCTTTTGATAGACCGTTCTTCTGATTCTGAAACAGAACGGAGAAGAGGGTCTGCGATAGATCAATTAAAATCATGGTAAGAGCACCTAAAGAAAACGGGGATGGGCTGATTATAACCTATCCCCGTTCTTATTTCAATCTAGTTATTCGTCAGCCAGTGAGCGGAAGAAGGCTAGATCGTCATCCTCTTCCTCTTCCTGTTTCGGAGCCGCCTTCGCGGTCGGCTTCGGGGCTTCTACCGCCTCATCCTCTTCTACAGGCTTGGCGGCTTTCTTGCGGAGAGCATCCATCTTGGAGGAAGCACCATACTCGCTGCCAGTGGCCTTGGCGACTTGCTCAACCTCGTCTTCATCATGGGCAGGAGCGGAACCTTCGCCCAGCACTTTATTCAGACGTGCCTGTAGCTCTTCCTCTGATTTGAACTTGCTCTCATCTAGGAACTCGTTCAGGTCAACCATGGCTTCAAGGACTTCCATCAGTTTGTCCTCGTCACCATCGTATAGATCGCCAGCGTTTTCTACTACCGTATCGTCCATATTCGGGAACTGGCCGACCTTCTTCTGTTTGTATTTGACCTGACAGCCGTCAAAGAAACTGAACGGATCGCGGGGCTCATCACCATATTCAGCTGGAGGATTCATGACGGCCTGCAGCTTGTCAAAAATCTTTTGACCGAATGAGAACAGTTTAACCTTGCCTTCGTTCTCGGGGTTCTTCGGGTCTTTCAGGACCAGAATGTTGGCAATGTATTTCAGGCGGCGCTTGCGGGAGCGAGCAACCTCTTTATCTGCTTCAAAGCCACTGTTCCAGAGGGCGCTGTTAGCTTGGCAGATAGGGCAGACTTTGTTAATGGTAGTCGGACATTCCTCGATCAGCCACTTACCGTTATGCTGGAAACCGTGAGAATAGGTCTTCACAAACGGCATGGTTTCTTCGGTCTTGGAAGGCAGGAAGCGAATCACTGCGAAGGCATTGCCAGCAGCGTCTACCGTCGGTTTCCAGAAGCGATTGTCTGGGCCGTTATTGAAGCTAGGTTTCTTCGCGCCTTCCTGAATTTTCTTCAGTAGACTAGTGGCGGCTGAACGGTTTAGTGCGCTGCGATTGATAGCTGTCATTTTGTTTTGTTCCTTTGATTGTTGGATGTTTGTGGCCAAGATCAGCGACCACGGATTGCATTATAAGGGATGCTGCCCTATTTGTCAAAGAAGGGTCGGGCGATCTTCGCAACCCGTTTCATATCGGGTTTGAAGAAGGCCTTATACTTCTCTGCCTTAATCTTGTTAGCTGACCAGATAACGTCATTGATGTCCTTGGAAAACGGAATCAGGTTATCCAAAGCAACATAGGTTTCCAGACTAATCTGATTGTTCAAAAGCAGACGTCCGATAGCAGGAACCTCAAACGGAGAAGGGGCTTTCAATGCCTCGATGATTTGGCCGCGTTCGTTCCTGATCGTCTCTAGCTCCTGCTCAAACAGATAGTAGAAACCGTTCGTCACCTTTAGATGATCAGCTTCCGCTTTCCTTGCAGACGGGGTATCTAGTTCATCTAACCAGACTACCTTATTTTTGAAAAGAGACAGAAGGCGCAACTCCAGTGCTGCCTTGGTCTGAAACTTCCCAGCTAAAGCATTCGATAGGACATAATTGCGGCCTAGCTTTTCCTCGCCAATTGGACGTGGGCCATATGTCGGATAATCATAACCGCGCTGGGTGAAATGTAGTTTCATTCCAAGATAGACCGCATACAGGGCTGCACCATTCATCCCATCACCTATTCAAATTGATATTGCGGCATCGATTCGGCGCGGAGCATTCCCCGCTCAACCGCGTCAAGACGAAGCTTTTCCTTTAGGGAACCTGTGATATATGGCGTCAGCCACTCGGGTTCCCATTCGATCATATCGGCGAATTCTAGCACCGCGTCCAGAATCCCGATTTCCTTCTCAAGCGCGATTCGCTCGATTTCCTCGGCGAAGTCCATGCGCTCGATCCAGTCTGGTGTAGGTTTGTTGCTCATAACATTATACCATCACGAAAAATGCAAGATAGATGACGAATGCAAACAGAACCGTCATGGCTGTCAGCAGAGGAACAAGCTCCACCGCTTCAAGAATCAGTCTACGGCGACCGACATACTTTTTGCGTGCTTCTTTAAACATGATGAATTTCCCAGAAATGTTTACGGATGGCAACAAGCTCGGAGCGCGGGGTGTCCTCGGGTTTGAACTGGAACTGCTGCACAAACCCTTCGCGTGTTACCATGAAGATCGTCTGATCCTCTACCGTCTTGCCTAGGGTTTCCTTGATCATTTGGGTGTAGAAACCTAGCTGCTGGCGGTAGTTTTGAATCCGATCGACCGTCTTTGCCCTTCGACTATTCTTGAAGTCGAGCAAACATAGTCTACCGTGCTTGTTCACGCAAAGCAAGTCAAACCGTCCTGCTACCCTGAACTGATCGGACCAAACAGGAGTCTCCATCGCCACCACTTCCTTCACGTAGGCGCGGAGCTTAGGCAGGGATATTTTGAACATCCGCGTAGCCGTCACTTGCTCGGCATTCTCGGGTTCGGGTTTCTCCAACCCCTGTAGCTCGCATTCAAACAGATAGTGGAGGTGGGTTCCAATATCCGTGCTTTCCTTGGAGATTCGGTTAGCTTCCTCTTCCCCGATCCTCACCCGCCACTCATCCAAAAATGAATGATCCTGTGACGCGGCGAGGACCGTAGTAACAGAGGGGTAGCTTCCCTTCGGGGTCAGGTAGAATCGCCCGATTCCCTCCCTGTTTTCAGTTTCCATTCATACTGTCCCGTAGGAGCATCTCCAGCTCAAGGAACTGTTTCAGCTCTTTGATGGAAATATCAAAAGCCTCGCTATCGAATTTCTCACCGCTACAATTCTTGACCAGATCGGCAGCAGTTGAATTGGTCACTGCGCGGATGATATTCAAAGCTTCAACTCGTTCCTTATTCATCGGTCCACCTCACCAGTCACAAAGTCCGTTGTATCAATGCCCACCAGAGCACGGATTAGCGCATCGTCTTCGCCGTCTTTGTTGTACATCCGATAGACATGGGACCAGAAGGATTTAATTAGCGACTCTTCGCCATAGTATTCGAAGGCGAAGGGTTCACGATGTAGCCGCTGACGGGCAATGGTCTTGCCTAGGGTCTTGTCGAAGTTATCGTCACGCTGGCAAACCGCAACCCCCGCATAGACCTCATTAATCGCATAGTCAATCTGGAAAGCGTATGTCACGCCACCAAGATTGTCGATTTCATCATACTGCAGCTCGTCATATTGGTCGCGTAGACCGTAGTGGCTATAGCGGTAGATGATGGGCGACAGGTCGTGGTTCTTGTCCATGATCTCGGTCCAGTGGGGTTTCTTGCGCTCGGCCTCTTGAGCATACCACGCGGGCTCCGCTACGATGGATTCAAGGGCTTGTAGGTCTTGATCCAGTCTGGTAACAAACTCATCCAGATTATCCAGACGCGTGGCGATGGCTTCCTGATTCTTCACCAGAAGCTCCATGGCTTCTACGATCAGGGATAGGGATTGCTCAACGGCGGGAGTTGCGGTTTCACTCATGGTGATGTCCTTACAAGATGTTGAAAGGGTTACTGCTTTGAAAGTGTCGCCATTATACGACACCTGTTTGATTTGTCAATCTCAGAATTCCTTATGCGGGTTCCCGACTTGGAAGGTCTTCAGGCCAATGGAGCGCCATGCACGGCAGACGCGGGGTCGATCTTCAATCACGGCACGGACGTTGTAGCGCGGCGCAATATCACGCCAGAATACGTCAAGCTTAACCTCATCGTCATGGCGTCCCTCATCACCTTCAGGGCGGCAATGGAACTCAAAGAACGGAATCGCGTTCTTCTTCAGCCAGTCCAAGGAAGCCTGCTTATGGGCAGCTTTCCGACCAGTCAGAACGATGATATACCACCCCTGATGGTGAAGCCCTTTAACGATGGCTTTCACTTCACTATCACAACGGTCATTGATAGCGGCTGCTGTATCGTAGATATCCCGTTTCCCATCATGGTGGGCAATGGTCCCATCAAGATCGAGGATGAGGGCTTGTGGCTTGGTGGTATCGGGGACATATGTCTTTGAAAACTGCTTGTCCCACGATTCCATCTGCTGGGCGATGACGCTAGGTCCAACACCATAGCGCCGACGGCTATCGCGGGCAACCGCCTCTTCATAAGAGATAGGGAACATCCGTTCTTCCACCTCATAACCAGCCTCTTTGAATCGGCGGGTAAGGGAAGCGCGAGTCTTCGGGTTCAGATTCGTGTCGCTGACAACAATGTCACGCCCGTTCTGAATGGCAACGTCGATCAGCCGTTCATGCTCCCGCGTGACATCCTTCTCCCATTGGAACTTCCACTTAGACCAATCGAGGCCGTCGTATCCTTTCTGGAACATGATCCCCTTACGGATACAGTCCCGTTCGATCTTTTGGAAGCTAGGGTTCTCTTTGACGAATTCGTCCGCCCAAGTCGATTTACCGCTGGCAGAAACCCCGATGGTGAGAACGGCTTTCATTTCTTAAATCCAATCAATGATGTTCAGGATGGTGGAGACCAGAAGGAACCCGTAGAAGACAAGGTTTCTGGCCCCTCTGTCAGGAAGCCCGTAGGAGCAAGCCAGCCAGAAGACTAGCGCCCATAGACCGAGAGCATGATACACGTTCAGGGAAATGATTGCAAGGAACAGGAGGGCGGCCGTGTAACCCAAGACGTAGGAAAAGAGACTCATATCACTCTCCTTTGGTGAAAGTTTCTTCAGAGATATCGTAGAGGGTGAACTCATCCCCGAACCAAGTTGATCGGCGGCACACCTCCCACTCATGGCAATCGGGTGTCCCTTTGCCGACCGTAGCATACTCGCCTACCACTTGGAGGTAGTAGCCGTTCAGCTCATAGGTCTCCACTCCCCATTCATCCATGATCCCGTCGTTCAGGTCGATCAGGAGGGGATGTTTGAAAAGGCTATCATGGAGCTTTCCGAAGGCATAAGACACCGCTGCGCGGTGCTTGATTTTGGTGTCAGGGGTCACTTTCATTTCCACTATCTCCAAGAGGCGATGGAAACATAGTACAAAAAAGAAAAGGGGCCGTCAAGCCCCTTTCATCGGATTATTTCATCCGTTCCTTCCGAACAACATCATAACCAATAGCCTCATATTCTTCATCTTTCGCATACTGATCAGGAGGAAGTCCGAGAAGCTTCATCAGGCACTGCCACGATTCACCATGACCCCATTGCTGGAACAGGCTGAAGTCGGCGACGTGCGCCATCTCATGATAGACGACGTTCCGTAGCACCACGCTATCTTCCACGAACATCTTTGAGGAAATTTCAATCCAGAACTGTCCTTCGTCGCATCTAGCCTGACCCATTGTAACGGAAAGTCTACCATTCAATCGAACCTTCGGCAGGACTATCCGCTTCCCCATCTTCCGCTGCAGAATCCCATGCGCGTCCTTGGTGTATTGCTGCACCAAAGATAGCACCGCAGTTTCTCGGCTTTGGGGATACTGGCGCAATTCCTGCGCGATTCGTGTAAACGGATTTGAAGCAACAGTCTGGATTCTCATAGCAGGGTTCGACGGCGAATGGTGATGGTTCCAAGGATTCCGACATCATAACCTTGTATCCTTGTCTAGTCAAGCTTTCAATCTGGGGCGAGTGACTTTCATCACTGTTACGGATGAAGGCAACCTGCTTTCCACAACCACACAATGCTTTCACGTTCATAGCCGATTCCTATAGATACGGGTATGTTAACAGAACAATCCTAGGATGTCAAGATGGCAGGTAATGAAGCCCCACAGGTCTACATGAACAACCCCAAGCTCAAGTCGGCGGGCGTTGAGGTGGAGTTCTCCGCTCATCACGTTGAGGAGCTGAGGAAGTGTTATGAAGACCCGATCTACTTCATTAAAAACTACGTCTACATCACCAACATTGACAAGGGCGTGATAAAGTTCTCCCTGTACGATTTTCAAGAGGAGATTGTGCGCCTAGAGCTGAAGAATCGGAAGGTTATCATGGTGCTGCCTCGTCAGGCTGGTAAGTCCACTACCACGGGAGCCGCCGTTCTGCACTATGTTCTTTTCAATGAGAGCAAGACCGTAGCCATCCTCGCCAACAAAGCGGCAACCGCACGGGAGATTCTGGGGCGGGTAAAGGACATGTATGAGAACCTACCCCACTGGATGCAGGTTGGCGTTAAAGAGTGGAACAAGGGCAGTATCGTCCTAGGGAATGGCTGCAAGGTAATCGCGGCTGCTACTAGCGGTAGTGCTATCCGTGGTCAATCTGTGGCGTGGCTGGTCCTCGATGAATTCGCGTTCATTCCAACCAATCAGGCAGAGGAGTTTTTCCAGTCGGTCTATCCGACGATCTCGTCTGGTAAGGAATCCAAGATTACCATTTTCTCCACACCAAAGGGGATGAACTTCTTCTATAAGATGTGGACGGAGGCCAAGGAAGGGCGGTCGGATTTTGTCCCGTTCCGCGTAGAATGGCATGAAATCCCTGGCCGCGATGAAGAATTTAAAAGGAAGACGATTGCTGACGTTGGCCAAGAGACGTGGGATCAGGAATATGCGTGCGAATTCCTAGGTTCAGGTGGTACCCTGATTGATGGTGCTACACTACGGACACTCGTCCATCAGACACCAATCAAGGTCTCCGAGTCCGTCAAGGTCTATGAAGAGCCGAAGGAAGGTCGGACATATTTCATCGGGGCTGATATATCGCGGGGCGTAGGTGGGGACTACTCCGTAGCTCAAGTTATCGACATCACTGAGCTACCTTACCGTCAAGTTGCCGTCTTCCGAAACAACCGCACAAGCTATCTCATGATGGCAAGGATTCTGGCTGATATCGGTCACAAATACAATGATGCAGCCATCCTTGTGGAAACCAATGATGTCGGGGAAGCGGTGGCTGATTCCCTATACGCTGAAGAGGAATATGAGAACACGCTCACCACAGGGAATGCACACGGAAAGGTCGTGCTAGGTGCATGGAAAGGCGGAGTCAACGGCCTACGCACTACTGTTAAATCTAAAAGCGTAGGCTGTTCATCCCTGAAAGCTCTAGTAGAGTCCCGTAAGCTGATTATCAATGATGCGGACACAATCCAAGAGCTAACGTCCTTCATCGCCAAGGCCAAGTCCTATGCCGCCGATGAAGGAACCCACGACGATCTAGTGATGGCTTTGGTTATCTTCGCATGGGCTTCAACCCAAGACTATTTCAAGGAACTGAATAACACGAATTTTAAATCAAAGTTTATTGAAGAAAACACGGAAGCCATGATGGAAGAGCTTGCCCCGTTCGGAATCTTTGATGATGGGTCCGACGAATTTGAAAACGGAGTCGGATGGCAGATTATCAACCTATAAACGACGAAGCCCTATAGATATTTCCATCTATAGGGCTTTCTATTTTCAGAGGATTACCATGCCAGCAAGCACCGAAGTCAAATATTTTCACCACGCAATGAAAGGAGCACCCGTCATTTCAGCGGAGAAAGGTAGCGTCGTTAGATGGCTAAATGCGGTTCTCGTTGACGGCTTTGGTGAGCAGACGGTCACTAGCGTGTCCGTCTCTGGAAACGTTGCCACCGTAACGTGCGCGGGGCACGGTCTGCAAAAACACTGGGTGATTAGCATTTCAGGTGCAACCCCTACACAATTGAACGGGGAGCATCGCATCACGAAAGCCTATAAAGATACGTTCCAGTTTGAAACCGTAGGTGTTGCTGATGGGGCTGCTACTGGCACCATCAAATTCAAGATTGCCCCAGCTGGCTGGAAGAAGGTCGCACAATCGGCAGACGGATTCAAGGCAGTCTATAAGTCGGAACGTCTAGGCTTCGATCAACCGTTCTTTATGGTAGACGACACGGAAGAACGTCAGGAAGGATTTAAAATCTTCACAATGTCGTGGTTTGATGGCTTCGATAGTTATGACAAATCCCAAGAAGGAGCTTACCGCGCTCGTTGTCCGAAAAAGACTTATCAGACAAATAAACTGTTCTGGGCCATGGTAGCGAACGATCATTTTTGTTATCCGACATATTGCAACGATTCTAGTAGTGGTTTCACGTCGAGTAACGGATATTCGCGGTCCATTATTTGTTGCTTTGGGGCTATGAAGACAACGAAGGCAAACAACAAATATAATGGCGTTATTGGCGGGGCTATTAACTCCAGTTCTTACTATAACGGAATGATTACAACAGGTGACCGTGCGTCTGACGGTGTATTTGTTGTATCCTCTTTAAGTGCTCTTCTGCAGAGAAACTACACAAGCATAGTGGAACAGATTTACATTGCACCGTATACAACCGTTAATAGAGGCGGTCTCGGACTTATTAATGAATCGGACTATTCGATTTACATTGAACGTCCGTTATGGGTTTCTAGTAACGTAGCATACGGGTACATGCCTGGGTTATACTACTCCCCCATGTCATTCAGACCTTCTGATACCGAACCCGTATTTGTGGAAGACGTAACAGCGGTCAAGCCAGATAATCTATTAATTTGGATGCCGACGTATAATTATGGCATCTACCTAAACGCGACAAAATGGTAATCTGCGATGAAACTTCTACCATTATATGATTACCTCGACGGCGAAACTAACGGCACCTCCACTGGTGTTTTAAATTGGCGTTCCGACGACGCCATCCCGCCAAACACTAACTATCTGGATTTCTCAAAAGGAATCCCGTCTATTGATTATGGTCCGTTGGGAAAGACCTTCATGCTGGAATTCTGGGTGAAGGTTAACAGCGCGCCAACCAGCGGCTATTCTTCAATCTTCTCGCACGTCAATAACTATAGGAACCCGTTTTGCGGAATCAACACCGAGGGGCGGGTAGTTATCTCCGTTCCGATTTCAACCGACGTCGTTTCCCCGTCGGATATGATTATGTCAACCGATCCCGTGACGGACGGGGCGTGGCATCATGTCTCATATTCATATGACGGTAGAAACTTCACCCTATGGATTGATGGAAACCGAGCGGGTACGAAAGCCGCCAGCGGAAACACAAATACAAACCTAGGTCTAAAAATCGGATTCGGATATGCGGGTGAAGTTGATACCCCGTTTGACGGTGGTATTGCTGGGATGGTCAAATTTGACACCATCAAGGAACCGAAGCAGAATCTACCACGTCGGATTCCAGACCCAGCGGAAGACGTGCCAGAAATAGGATTCGTTGTCATCGAGGACTTTATTACCGCAATCGAACCAGAAGAATCACAACGGGACTTCGGCGAGTTCCATTATGAAACCCTCGATGTCATGATCCCTGCTATCCGTGGCGGAACACTGATAGGTGGCAACTATTCCATTACTGGAACGGTTAAGAAAGCGGATGAGAACGGGATTCTTCGCCCATATACGGAAGCCGTCGTCTTCCTTGCCGATCAGGAGACGGGTCAATACCAGAGGGAGCAAATCGAAACCCCTAACGGGTTATTCGAGCTCCACGACCTTCGTGAGAATAGAAACTATTCCGTTTTCGTAAAAGACGGACGCGGGAAGGCTTACAAAGCATTCATTGATGTAAACGCCCCTGCTGTCTTGGACGTTATCCTTGAAGAAGAGACCCATAAGCCGCCGAAGCCAAAAG